TAAGTTGCTTGTTATAACAGATGAACCAGAAAAGGCTAAAACTTTTCACACAGCAGATAGATTAAGAGAAGAGGCTGAAAAACTAGGTTGGGATTATTATCTTTATAAACTAACTGGCGGTTATACAACCTTTGATGATGGTGTTCGTAGATTTCATAACAAAGAAGATAAAAAAGGTTTTGTCGTAGATAAAGATACTGTGGCAATTATTAGAGGCTCTATAACTAGAAAAGATAGTTGGATGGACCTTGTATCTATGTTAGAAAAAGATGGTGTTTGTATAGCAAATAGCAGACAAAGTATTAGTGTTTGTACAGACAAGTACAGAACCTTTTTAAGATTGGCTGATTATGGAGTACCTCAACCTAAAACAGTTTTAATAACTGATCCAGAAAATTTAGAAAAATCAATAGAAGAATTAGACGAAAAGTTTCCTATCATAATGAAAACTTTAAGAGGATCAAAAGGTGTTGGTGTTCTTTTTGTTGAGTCTGAAAGATCATTGGATAGTGTTGTTCAATTAATTAATAAACAAGATGAAGACGCTGATTTACTATTACAAGCATACCATAAAATAGATTATGATGTTAGAGTTTTAGTATTAGGTGGTAAAATTTTATCTGTAATGAAACGACCTGTATTAGAAGGCGACTTTAGAAGTAATGTTTCCCAAGGATCAAAACCAGAAAAACTAGAACTAACAGAATTAGAAATAGAAACAAGTTTATTAGCTGCAAAAGCAGTAAATGGTTTATGGACTGCTGTTGATTTTTTACCTAGTAAAAATAGAACAAAAGAACCACCTTTAGTTATAGAGGTAAACTCATCACCTGGTACTGAAGGCATGGAAGAAGCAACAGGCAGAAATATAAGTAAAGAAATATTAGAATTTTTTAGTGATAAAAAGAATTGGGTTAAAGTACCTAGTGAGTGTGGTTTTAAAGAGATAGTAAAAATAAAACCATTTGGTGAACTTGTTGCTAAATTTGACACAGGTAATTCTGGTATGTCAGTTATTCATGCTGATAAAATGAAAGTTATTGGTAAACAAGTTAAATGGACTCTATTAGATAAAACAATCACAAGCGATATTATTCGTAAGGAAGAAATATCAGTAGGTGGTTTAAGAGATTATGATGAGGATAGATATGTCATTAAATTAAATGTAGAATTTTTAGGTGGCATATATGAAACTGAATTTACTTTAGATGATAGAGAAGATAGAACACCAATTTTATTTGACAGAGCATTTATGAACAGAATGAATGTAATGGTAAATCCAAATAGAAAATATGTAGTGACTACAAAATATAGTTTAGAGTAATTGCTTTACAAAATATTTTAAATATGATATAATACTTAATAATGAAAAGGAGTGAATATGGCAAAAAATCATCAATCAGATAATCCACTATTTAAAGCATTAGTTAAAAAATATGAATCAGATATAGCAAGCGGATTTGCTACTATGATAGTATATTTTGATAGTTCCGTCGGCATAGGCGAACATCCACAATTCATAGAAGAAATGGATAAACAACTTGAAAAAATATCTAACGCTGAAGAAAAGTTAGTAACCTTAAATAAACATTTTAATAATACACAAATATAATATATGAAATTTTATACTTCGGTATTGCCATTTCGTGGCAGACTATTGGTGCGTGGTGTAAACCACGATGGTAGCCATAAGAAGTTTAGAATAAATTATAAACCATCATTGTTTGTCCCATCACAAAAAGAATCAAAATATAAAACACTAGACGGTCGTAATGTAGGCAAGGTTACATTTGATAGTATACCTGACGCCAAGAAATGGATTGACGAGTATAAAGATGTAAGTGGTTTTGAATACTTTGGTAATACAAGATATCAATATCCTTTTATTGCAGATCAATTTCCTGACAAAGTAAATTGGGATATAAAACAAATAAGAATATTAACTCTTGATATTGAATGTGAAAGTGAAAATGGTTTTCCTAATTCAGACGAAGCAACTGAACCTTTAATATCAATAACAGTAAAAGAACATACAACAAAAAAGATAATTGTTTTTGGTATGAATAATTTTGTAAATGATAGACCAGATGTTCGTTTTATAAAATGTCCTACCGAAAGAGAACTAATAGAAAAGTTTAAACAGTTTTGGTTAGAATATAATCCTGATGTTGTCACTGGTTGGAATGTTAAATTTTTTGATATGCCTTATCTTATGAATCGTTTTAGAAGATTAATGGGTGACGAATATATTTTACATTTTAGTCCTTGGGGAGTTGTATCACAACAAAGTGCTAGAATTACTGCTAAAGGTTTTCAAAAAGAACAAAACTATTGGGACATCATGGGTGTTGCTATATTAGATTATCTTGACCTATATCGTAAACATACATTTGTTAGGCGTGAAAGTTATAGACTAGATTATATAGGTGAAGTAGAACTAGGCGAAACTAAAAACGAAAATCCTTATGATACATTTAAAGAATTTTATACAAAAGATTATCAACAATTTATAGAATATAATATCCAAGATGTTGAACTAGTTGATAAGTTAGAAGACAAAATGAAACTAATTGAATTACACTTGACTATGGCCTATGAAGCAAAAGTAAATTATCAAGATGTCTTTGGTCAAGTCCGTATGTGGGATACAATTATATTTAATCATTTAAAATCTAAAAATATTGTTGCACCAACAGTTGGCGAAAGTAAAAAGTCTTCTAGTTATGAAGGTGCTTATGTGAAAGATCCTGTTGTAGGATTTCACGATTGGATTGTAAGTTTTGATTTAAACAGTTTGTATCCACATTTAATTATGCAGTACAATATATCTCCTGAAACTATGGTTGGTTATGAACCTAATAGAGTCAATGTAGAAAATATGTTGAATCAAAAATCTGATTTATCTGACCTAGATACAAGAACTATCACTCCCAATGGTGCTTTATTTAGGACAGATAAGCAGGGTTTCTTACCTGAACTTATGGACAAACTATACAAAGAAAGAGTTATCTATAAAGATAAGATGGCAAAAGCAAAAGCATTGTATCAAGAAACTGGTGATGAAAGATTAAAGAATGAGATATCTTCTAATTACAATATACAGTTATCAAGAAAGATTGCTTTAAATAGTGCCTATGGTGCTATCGGTAATCAATACTTTAGATACTTTGATGTAAGACACGCTGAAGGTATTACTATGGCAGGTCAATTAACAATTAGATGGATTGAGCGTGATGTAAATAATTATTTAAATAGTTTATTAAAAACAAAAAATGTAACCTATGTTGTTGCGTCTGATACAGATTCAATTTATATTAAACTAGGTGAAATGGTAAATAAAATATTTAAAGATAAATCTGATAATAAAAAGATTGTAAAAGTATTAGATAGATTTTGTGAAGAAAAACTACAGCCATATATAGATTCAAGTTTTGCTAAACTAGCAAAATATGTTAGTGCATTTGACCAAAAGATGTTTATGAAAAGAGAAGTAATTGCTAACAAAGGTATATGGACTGCTAAAAAAAGATATATCTTAAATGTATTTAATGAAGAAGGTCTTGATTTAAAAGAACCTAAACTAAAGATCATGGGTATTGAAGCAGTTAAGTCTTCAACTCCTGCACCTTGTCGTGTAAAAATTAGAGAAGCATTAAAAGTTATTATGACAAAAGATCAATCGGCACTAATAGACTTTATAGAAAATTTTAGAGTGCATTTTAAAAAGTTGCCACCTGAAGATGTTGCATATCCTAGAAGTTGTAATAATCTTAAAAAGTATTCATCAACAAAAGACATATATCAAAAGTCAACACCAATTCATGTAAAAGGTGCTTTACTTTATAATAATTTATTAAAGAAAAACAAATTAAAAAAGTATGAAGTAATACAGGATGGTGATAAGATTAAATTTATAACATTAAAAGAACCAAACCCAATAAGAGAAAAGGTCATATCATTTTCAAGTAGATTGCCAAAAGAGTTTAAATTACACCAATATATTGATTATGATGAAATGTTTGTTAAATCATTTTTAGAACCATTAAGATTTATTGTAAAAGCAATTGGCTGGGACTTTGAAAGAAAGGCAACTTTAGATGAATTTTTTTAAACACTTGACATTAGAGAAATCGTTATTATATAGCATAGAAAGGAGAAATATATAATGAGCAAAATAATTGGAATAGATTTAGGAACAACAAACTCTTGTGTCGCCGTAATGGAAGGGACGCAAGGAAAAGTAATTGAAAATATTGAAGGGCAAAGAACAACACCATCGGTAGTTGCATTTGCCGATGAAACAATGATTGGTATGCCTGCTAAAAGACAAGCGGTAACTAATCCAGAGAACACCATATATGCAGTTAAGAGATTAATTGGTAGAAAATTTGATGGTGCGTCTGTAAAAAAAGCCC